ACATAGCTGTTTCTAGCGCATTTACTTACTTCCTACTTAGCACAGCTATGGGTGCTGCCCTTAATGCCCTTACCCCAAAGCCTACCGCACCCTCAAGTAGCCTTGGTCGTTCTAGCGGTGGCTATAGTCTTCAAGGTACATCTGGCTCTGCTCTAGATCATCAGATCATTTACGGAGAGACTAAAGTTGGTGGTGTTCGTATATACGATTCGTCCACTGGAAGTAAAAACAAATTTCTGAATAGAGTTATAGCTTTTGCTGGGCATGAAATCGACAGTTACCAAAAAATCTATCTTAATGACGATCTTGTTACACTAGACAGTTCTGGCAACGTAACTTCACCCTCTCGCTACAAGGGTCTAGTGAACATTAAACGCTACCTTGGTACAACAACACAGACTGCCGATGCCCAACTTGTTTCAGCAACATCTAGTTTAGCTGTGTCTAATGGAAGATGGACAACTGACCATAGATTGCAAGGTATAGCTTATCTATACGTACGTTTTACATACGATGCAGATGCTTTCCCAAATGGTGTCCCTGCTGTATCTGCTGTTATTCGTGGTAAAAAAGTCTTTAATCCTGCCCTCAATACTACAACTTGGAGTGATAATCCAGCCCTTTGTATCAGGGATTATCTAACTTCTTCTTATGGCCTAGAACAACCAGCAAGCAGAATAGATGATGATCTAGTTAATATCGCTGTGGCTATCTGTGACCAAACTGTAGAAGGAGAAAAGCGTTATACTTGCAATGGGGCTTTTATAACAGGTTCATCCCCAGAAGATATCTTAAACGATTTGTTGACTAGCATGGGTGGGTTGCTTTGGTATGGTCAAGGTAAGTGGCGTATTAAGGCTGCATCTTGGACAGAACCTCTTGTAACTTTTGATGAAGACGACTTAAGATCAGGTATTTCCCTTTCTACAAGACATTCACGTAGAGATAGTTTTAACTCTGTCAAAGGTAAGTTTAAGGGCGAGGAGAGTGACTATCAACCTGCCGATTATCCAGAGGTTGCTGAAGCCTCTTACTTAACTGCCGACAATGGTTTGGTGAACGTACTAGACCTTTCTTTGCCATTCACTTCCTCAAGTAAGACAGCACAAAGGATTGCTAGGATAGCTCTTAATCGTAATAGGGAGCAACTTACTTTTAGTGCTGCTTTTGGTATGAGGGCTTTTCAAGTACAAGTTGGAGATTTTGTTAAGATCACCAACGAAAGGTTTGGTTGGAGTGAGAAACCCTTTGAAGTAACCGAATGGACTTTTGGCCTAACTGAAGACCTTGATGTACAAACTCGGATGGTCTTAAGGGAAATCTCTGAGGGAGTGTTTACTTCGGTAGATGGTCAACCTTTTGAGAACAACAACACAACCCTGCCTGATGCTTTTTCAACTAGCTTAACTGGTGCGCCTGTTATTACAGAACAGTTGTATGTAACAAGAGATGGTTTGGGCGCTCGTGTTCTTCTTGACATAAAGTGGGATGCAGCAGAAGATGATTTTATTGAGAAGTATGTTGTTCAAGCCCGTAGGATTGCTACCCTAGAAGGTACACCTATAACAAGCGAGTTTCTATCTCTGCCAGAAACAACTCAGACTATGACTGAACTTAGAGACGTAGAAACAGGTACTTGGGAAGTAAGAGTTAAGTATGTAAACTTGCTTGGAGTTTCCTCTGAGTATTCTACTTCTACAAAAACTATCTTTGGTCTAACTGCTATTCCAGAAGAACTACAGGGTGTAACACTACAAAGTGCTGGTGGTCTAGCTATCCTCAAGTGGCAGAGGTCTACTGACCTTGATGTTAAACTTGGTGGTAACATTGTTATTCGTCATAGCGAAGCTGATACACCTACTTGGCAGAATAGTTACTCTATGGATAGGGTTGGTGGCAATGAAAGTATTGCTGTTGTCCCCTTGAAAAATGGTACTTACCTAATTAGGGCAGAAGATAGTGGCGGGAGACAGGGGCCAGTTTCTATGGTAGAGACAAAAGGTATTCAAGTTATACCTTTCACATCTGTTGGTGTTTTGCAAGAGGAAACGTAAACTATGGCAGTCTTTTCAGGAGCAAAACAAAATCTTGGTGTTGCAGATGGTAATCTAGTCATTGATGGGGCTTTAGCTGTTGATGACTGGGAAGATTTTGATAGCGTCAGTAATGTTGACTACAATGGTGGGATACTTTCTCAAGGTATCTATACTTTTGCAAATACCTTTGATTTTGGCTCAGTCAAAAGAATTAGGCTGCGTAGTCTCATAGAGCTAAATGCACTTAATATCTTCAGTTTATTTGATGATAAGACAGATGATATTGATACTTGGCTTAATATAGATGACACCGATGGGGCAGAGGTTGATTGTGTTGTTGAGTTTAGACAGAGTGATGATGCACCATCTGGATCACCAGTGTTTACAGAATACAGCCGTGTGGACAACACAGAAATTGAAGCAAGACTTGTGCAAGCAAGGGCTATCCTAACTACCGCTAACCCCGCTTTTAATGCGGCAGTATCAAAACTTAGACTTTATGCAGATGAGGTGGCCTAATGGCTCAAACGACAGACTATGAAATTGCAAACTCTAGCGGACTAGTTTTCCGTGGGAGGGTTAATGAGGTATTTGCTGCTGTTCAGTCTAATAACTCTGGATCGACTGCACCTACTGATACTGTTGGGGGTATGTTGTGGTTGGACACTAGTGTATCCCCTGCTGTACTTAGACGTAGAAATTCTGCTGATAGTGCTTGGCTTGTTACCTTTAGTGAAGAAGACTATGCTAGTCAAGCAGAAGCACAGGCTGGTTCTAACAACACAAAATTGATGACCCCTCTACGTGTAACAGAGAACGTAACTTCTCGTTTTAACGTGACTGGTTCCGCACCTTTGTATGCCCCACGCGCTTGGGTAAACTTTAATGGTACGGGGACTGTAGCTATCCGCGCATCAGGGAACGTAACAAGCATCACTGACAATGGTACTGGTGACTATACTGTCAACTTCACAACTGCTATGCCTGATGCAAACTATGTAGCTGTTTTTGGAAGTGCAACTGCGAATAGCTCTCGTGGCGGAGCGATTGTGGGTGAAAACTCAACAAACGTATTGAAAAGCACTACACAACTGCGTATCTTGTCTGTTGCCCTAAGTAACGGGACGGGTGCAGACGCAGCCCCAAGTGACCAGACGATCATCAACCTAGCAATTTTACGTTAAAGGGACAACGATGGACAAACGTATTATTTATCGAAACGAAAGTGGCGGGGTATCTGTTATTATCCCAGCAGAGTGTGGTTTGACTATAGAACAAATCGCCGCAAAAGATGTGCCAACAGGAGTACCTTACAAAATTGTTGATGTGTCTGACATTCCAGTAGATCGTAGTGAGCGTAATGCTTGGGTTGTTGCTGAGACAGATTTAACCGATGGAGTTGGCGCATGATTATCAAAGTAGACTCAAATAAGTTACAAACACAGAAAAATGCAGATCGTGTCGTTGAACTTAAGAAACTTCTGCGCGATACCGATTATGTCACCCTTTCTGATTACGATAAAAATAAAACTGAAGTCTTAGCTCAACGTCAATCTTGGCGTGAGGAGATACGTAAGTTAGGTGGTTAAGTTATGCGCATTAAAAACGTAGATGCAATCAAAGAGCATGAACAACTTAGGCTGACTTCTTACCTACCAACACCAAATGATGTATGGACTATTGGTTGGGGCCACACAAAGAATGCTAAACCTAACATGACTATTACTGTTGCCCAAGCGGAGCAGTTTCTCAAGGAAGATTTAACTTGGGTAGAAGACACCATTGACCGTCTTGTTAAAGTACCCCTCACACAGAACCAGAGGGATGCTGTAGGCTCTCTGATCTTTAACATAGGTGGTGATAGGTTCTCTGAGTCAACAGTGCTTCGTAAGCTCAATGCAGGGGACTACAGAGGGGCTGCTGATGCCTTCCTAATGTGGAATAAACAGAGAGACAAACAAACTGGCAAGATGATCCCACTTAGGGGTCTTACCATACGTAGGAAAAAAGAGAGAGATTTGTTCAATGCCTAATGAACCTTGGCACTTATCTAAGAGCGTCCCTATAACATTTGTATTTGCTATTGCTTGTCAAACAGTAGCTATTATCTGGTTTGCCGCTTCTCTTAGAAATGATATTGATTCTAACTCTGAGGACATCATCCGACTTGATGCTAGGACTTCTAGCTTAGAGGTTGTTGTACAGAGCCAAGCTATCACTTTAGCCCGTATAGATGAAAACATCAAAGGTATCAGGGAGTATCTTGAAAGAGATAAATAGGTTCAATGAGGCAATTTGTAAAGAAGACATTCAAACGGGAAGTAGCGGTTATTCTCCTACTCTGGCTATTCTATGTTGTAGAGGTAAAAGATGCTGAAATTATCGAAATTCTCGTTTGGCCCGTATTTACGTTCGCTACTGCTGCTTTTGGTCTTGACCAGTTTAGCAAGTTGCGGGACAAGTCCTCTGGGCCTTCTGACGGGAAGGGGAACTAACGTAGCTGCCAACACTCAAGTTGGTAAGACTAATACACAGACGTTAGGGACAACAAACAATACTGAGCAGAGACTAGAATTTGGTAACGCGGATAGAGTTTTTCAGTCTACGGATACCAATAGAGTTAAGACAGAATCAGTAGAGAATGTAACTGTCAATGAGATACCACCTTGGGTAATCCTCTTACTAGTGCTTGGGTGGTTGTTGCCTAGCCCTAATGAGATTGGCAGAGGTATCAGAAGCCTATTCTCTCGTAAGAAATAACAATAAAATACAAATAGTAAAGCCGCGCCTAGGATCATACCTAAGTGCGGCTTTTTGTTATTCTAGGGTTATTCTATTTCTTGGATAAGACGTTCAAAATACCATTTTGCTTTCCGTAGGTCTTCAATACCATTCTTGTAAGGGAAGCGATGTAGATACTTAGCAATATTTCCACGCAAGTAACCTTGGTATTCCTCTTTAGTGAGGAAGTCAGAGATGTACTCAATAGCCTCAATCTTACCTTGTCCGTAGTGGGATGGGTTGTTTACATTGTCACCCAAAGTAAAACCTTCTTGTACCCCTACATAAGGTTTAAAATGGTCGTGCCAAAGACTTGGAGCAGCGTACCAAACTGTACCCTTTCCATCTTCGTAGTACGTAATATCACAGTCCTGCACTTCTACCACAGTGACTACAGTTCCTGTAAGAATATTTGCTAGATGAGGACGATCTACCTTAGCTACCCACTTACTTCCAACTTCAATTTTGTCTTTAGTCATATCTATAGTTATATCCATAGTTATAGTCCCTCTTTGAGAAAAATTTTAACCCACATAGCAGTTATATCTGATCTGATAATGTCGTCAACCCCAAACTCTACAATAGAGATAGGCAACATGTGTTTCTTAGCTAGATGGATAACCTTAGTCAAACCATCAGCCTCTTTGAGGTCACTTTGTTGAACATCGCCATTAAGTACGATAGTAGTGCCTTCACCTACCCTTGTCAGGAGCATCTTGAGTTCGTGTGTCGTGATATTCTGTGTCTCGTCAACAATGATAAAAGCATTCTCAAAAGACCTACCACGCATAAGGGCTAGGGGAGCCATTTCAATGTTACCACTCTTGATAGCAATCTCTACTGTAGCTTTACCCAAGTGCTTCTCCAACACATCAAGGACAGGTAAGGCCCAAGGCATAGTCTTTTCATGTAGATCACCTTTTAGGAAACCTAGCTCTTTACCTACAGACACCATAGGTCTTGTGATAACAATCTTGTCAATCTTCTTTAGTGTGTAGAGGTCAGCAGCATATGTTGCTGTAACATAAGTCTTCCCCGTACCAGCAGGCCCAAGAATGAATACTTGCCGACTAGACTTTAGTGCATCAATCAATTCTTGTTGTTTAGGTGTTTTAGCTACTAGTCCAGATACAGTCTTTACATCAGCATTCTTATACTTAGTGACACGGCGGGTAGACTTACGAGAGCCTTGGCCTTCATCATCAGAGGTCATAGTTTTTCCTTTTCTTCACAGAAGATACCACACTCAAAATTATAGTTTTTTAGACTTCTTCCTTTAGCATCTTCTGGCAACTCATCTAGAAAAATCCTTTTGCCTTTGTAGTAAACCAGCTTAGACCCAATTTGTCGAGACTGAGAAGACCTACTTTCAAACACATTTGGAAAAGTACCTCTGACTAAATTCCAATATGTTGCAGTACCAGCTTTTACACAACCAATACAGTTAGCATTTGGAAAACCTAGTTTGTAGATTTCTGGTAAAGCAATACCAGCTTCTTGGATAATCCTAAAACAATCTTCTTTGGTAAATCCCGCATCAATCAGGGGTGTTAGTAGGGTGTCTCGTTCTGTTAGTCGAAACCTGTCTGCTCTCCCCGTCTCTTCTGCGGTGAATCCTAGAACTGTATAGTCGGGGTGATTTAAGTTTTCCCACTCCTGTCTAGCTTTCTTCTTTAATTCTTGTGTGCAGGGTGCGCCTAGTGGGCCTGACATAAATCTTCGATCTGCCCAAACTTCTTCACAAGACTGATCTGGGTATTTTGACCTAACTGCAACTTCTATCTTTTGTCCTAACCAACTCTGGACATCAGTAAGAAACCTCTGGTTATCTGAGTGTTCTTCTTTAATAGGGTTATTTACTATACTTACCTTGTTAGTCTCACCATACAATTCGAGAGTTAGTTTAGCTGCAATAGCACTGGCTGCTC